TGGCGTTTGCATCGTGTGTAAAAAACCATTATTGCGATTTTGTATTCGCATTGCAGTTTTTTTGTTTATGTATTCTGCTCCGCGTCTACTGTTGCAGGGTTTACATGCGGGAACATATCCGTCGTCTATTGTTCCGCCTTCGTCGTGCTCAACTAGGTGATCTAGTTCGGTTGCTTTTGCGCGTCTGCACCAATGACATGTGGGTTCGTCTCGGAGTAGTTCGGCTCTTGCTGCTTTGTAGCGTTTGCTGTCGTATTCAGTTAGTGGGCGTGCCATGGTTTTACTAATTACTAGCGCGCGCTATCGCGCTTGCTCTCGATTGATGTTGAGTGTGTTGCATGTCGGGCTCGAGTCTGTTGAGTTTGTTTTCGGTATGTCATGTATGAGCGTAATGCAAGACAGACCCCTGAAGAGCCCCCCGTCCGTTGCCACACTGGACTCCCTATTCAATTCCTTTACTCACTGCGCTTCGACGCTTTGCCAATCCTTTTCGTGTTGCAAGTTTTGGACGCGCCGATCTAACCAAGTTCCCTTGGATTAGCCCCGTCACTTGCGAAGGTGATACGGCCTTGCTACTTGCCAGTTGTAAAAGGGTTTACTTTCTATCAGACCTAACCATTAGAGCTGCACATAGCATCGTTAAAGCAAGCACTAGCCACACTGGGCGACTCATTTTGTTGCCTTATGTTTGTATTCTTCGTAAAATTCTGTTACTAGGTGATATTGAAATTGGAGCACTGACTCGAGTTCATTGACTCGAAGTTGCAGCCTGTCACGCTCGCGAGCGATTGCTTGGCAATGATCGTAAAGTCGGTTGTAATGTTCGTCAGGGTTGTTCATAGTTTCATCCTGTCAATCAGCACTCGACACTGTCCCGATGACAATGTCTCAACCACTACATCGTCTACGCCGAGAGTCTTGTGAATAAACTCAAGCAGCTGGAAGTCGTCCCATGCTTTACCGCGCGCAAGCGACTTTAAGAAGGCGATCTGCTTGGGTGTTGCACCGCCAAAGGTGTCAGGTGCAGGCGCGCTATTTACGCGATTAACCTTTGCCATCTCTTCCGACGATGCGCGCTCGCCAGTGTGTCCAAGCGGCCCATTTGAGATGCACCTACCGATCGCGCTGGTACAACAATTTTCAAGGAACGAAGTTTTATTGACAGGGCTGTTGCCGTATTCCTCATGCGCCCAACCTGTAGACAGAAGCCGTCCGTCATTGTCAAAGGACTCGCATCTAAAGATGACTGTAGAGCCGTCGTAGTGCATCATGTTCGTCACGATCTGTCCGTGAGGGTAAGCAGTCCAGAAGCGTTCTAGACGCTGTGCAACCGTCTCATAGAGCGAAAGGTCAAAGTGTGCCATTAGCGCGCCTTCCAGACGATCGCCATGTTGCCTGCAAGCGTTGGACGCTCTAGGTCTGTCGCGTAGACAAACTTATCTTTCACTAGGGAGCCCCGTGTAGGTCTGACAGTGTTGCCAGAGATGCCCAGTGCGCGCTCGATCTCTTCGTCCGTAGCGCCGCCTGTCTGCTTTAAGTACTCGTAGACGCGCCTACGCTTTGAGCCCGATTTAGGCAATGCGTTTAGAGCTGCACTTGCAGAGGTCGGTTTTGCTGATGGTGAGATGATGACCGTATTGCGATCAATGGCAATGTTTTCTCGGTATTGCCCTAAGCCGCGTGATGGTGCAAAGAGTTGTAGGTCGTTCATTTGATCGGCTTCACTTTCTTGCATGCTTTTAAGTCTGGGTGACTCCAAAGGATCTTGGTCGGGTTAGTGGCGTGCGGTGTGCCGTGCATTTCTAGTCCGCATTTTTTACATACTATTTTGTGCATGTCAAGATCACATTGATCGCGGCTCGAAGCACTGACGCATTAAAGCGCGCCTGCTCTCCACCTGCTTCCATGCTTGCGTCGTACATAATCGCCAACTCATCAAGAAGGATGTCGTGAGTGTGTTTTGGTGCAGGTACATGATTAGGACGAAAGATGTCGTCTACAAATTGCATGAAAACTTTGTTGTATTTGTCGCTGTAAGTTTCGGGATACATTCGTCGGGTCTCCTCTGTAATTCCTGTTTCGGGATATTGCTCTTCGGTCACTTCGGAAGATTCCAAGGAGACCAATTAGAATTATGCCACACTGCGAGAGCTGCGATGAGGTTTACTTTTGGGTCAAACAATTCGTCGCACACTGTCAAGATTCCTTTCGCTTGTAGCCATCCTTGAGGCCAGTATGCCGAAGGGGTGCACCAGAATCCGTTGATCTGCATTAAACCGTAAGAGCCGCCGTTCGTGTCCTTAGCGTTGAAAGCGGTACTCGTACAATATGACTCGCGTTTAAGCACGCGCATCAGCGTCGGTGTTTCAGTGGCAGGCCAGCCAACACTCAAGGCAAGATTGACAGCTCCAGCGCACGCGGTCACTGGGGTCGTACTTGAGGTCGTGGTCGGGAGCGGTGCCAATGGAATGGTCACATAACTTGTCTGGGCACTGACTCGAGACATGCCTTCAGGCGCTTCAGAAGCGTCCCAGAGAAGCACAAATGAGGCAAGTGCACAGATAGCCCATGCGGAGATTTTAAGGAATACTGGAGTCATTGTTGGAAGTCCAATTCTGTTGGGACGCCCCATGAGTCTCCTGCCAATGTTCGGAAGGCGATCTGGGCGCGGATGATTTTGTGGGTGTCTTCGTGTCGAAAGATCTGAACAAGGATTTCTTGTCCGTTGTCTAAATTGCACCGACCTACTTCGTAGATAAAGACTTTCGGTTCGGTCATGTTTTGTACTCCTATCGTCGGTACTTCGACCATAGAGGATCGGTGCGCGCTATTGGGGGATTTCGGCGAACACTCTCTGAAAGGCTTGTTTGACAAGGGCTGGAGAGTCTGCCATCGCTGGCGTGATCTCATAATGAAGCCAATCGCCTGGTACGCCGTGAATAGTTTCTTTTGTGTATTTTTGCCATTTCTGTCGGTCGCATCTCCAGCCGCGTCCGAATGGTGCTATGTAGTCAAGTACGCATTCAAGGCCGAGCGCGTTCGCGTTAGCGGTAACGATGTTTAGAAAGGCAACTGATCCTTTGCGACTTGCGTTCGGATGTTGTTCTGACTTGCGGTATGAAAGATCTACTGCGCGCCCTGTGGCATGCACTGACAGATTTTCGGATCCGCGCATATTTCTTACGCCCCACGACCCATTGTTCCAGAAGGCTCCGTTGCCGTATTTGATTGCTTGCCTGATCCATTCGTCCATTCCTGCGCGCGGGCCAGCTGCGGCTCCGTCCGAGTTCCCTGTGTACGGTCTCGAGTTTGGGACTGCTGGGTTCGCTGGGATCACGCTCATAATGTTGGTGGGTCTTTAGGTCGGTCTTTAAGACCGTTGCCAGCAAGTAGACCAATTAAGCCGCCTGCGAGGGTCATCAGCATCGGTGATAAGACTCCCCATGCTTCGGCGTCATTAGGACTTTGCTCGGTAGGTTGCACAACAAAGAGAAGTCCAAAGATGAGCGATGCGATTGCCATAACGAACGATGCAGTAAGTCCGATTCCTACGATGAGGATGAGTCGAGCTTTGATTTGTTCGTTGCTTAAGCGTTTGTCTGTGGTCATGCGCAGCGTCTTTCTAGTATTCCTTCGGCTTTTGTGGTGTTGCAGTTTTCGCGGTTGCGGTCTGCACAAGCCGTTAAGACAAGTGCGAGCATGACACTAGCCAAGTAGTAGCGCGGCTTCATCGGCTGTTATTCCTAGCCTGTCAAGTACGGCTTGTTTTGCTTTGGCTTTGTCGGCTTGCGCTTGTGCGGCGGCTTTGTTAGCGGCTTGGTCTATTTCGTATTGTGCAAACTCGGCATCGTTCATTTCGCGTACTTCGTCACCAATTTGCACTATTGGTCTAACTGTTTGTGTAGCCATAAACCTTGTAGTTTCCTGTGATTGTGCCTGATGCTGGGAAAAAACTCATACTGTCAAAAGATGTTGTTGCCTTAAACATGTTGCCGCTAAAACCTGCAAGCGCTTCATATGTAGTTTGCGAATTTATTGTTGTCGGTTGGGTTAATTGTGGCCCAAAAATATCCATAGAGGTATAACCACCGTAGGTACTACCATTGCCCCACATATAGCCAACCGTGTCGTTTACTGACTCTTGCGTACCAGTTACACCAGCAAATGTGCGTGCAACACCACCGACATTGTAATTCGATGTCGTGTTGTCTGCGCCTGCTGCACGCAATCTAAAATTAAGGTTTGCGGCATTGACTGACCCTGCAGTAATTGTTAACAAAATTTTGTAATTTGCATATGTGCTAGTAAAAGTTGATGTAGGCAAACTGACACTTGATGCGGCACTAAATGTTGTGCCAGTAATAAAAACTAAACCGCCAGCCGATGCAGGCCCGACAGTAGCCCAAGCCGCGCCATCGTAATATTGCACAACATTCGTTGACGACAGGTAACAAAGCTGGCCCTCTGCAAGTACTTTTTCGCCTGCGCCGCCAAAACCAGCGTCGCGCGTTGTCGTATTTGAGAACACTGGCACGCCAGTTCCCGCGCTTAGATTCATATCGGCGGCAGTTAATACTTCGCCAGCGGTAAAAAGTGGGACGGTCGTTTGCTCGTTTGGCATGTTTCTATCCTAAGACATTTTCTTGGTCGAGTGTGCCATATACCAAGTCATCCAAAATGAGCTCATAAACGATCGTGGTCGGTGAAGTGAAATAGGTGACTGCGTGCCCAGCCGACAAAGTCAATCGGTGCTCTAATCCTTCAATGGTGAGATCTTGTGCAAACTGGGTTGGGCCTGCCGAAGTTGTAATTGACTTTTGGATGTTGATTAGGTCGCCGACATCGAGGAGCGCCAAGGTGTCTTGGTCTAGTGCAGGTGTGCCAGGGAACTCGGTGCCAAGGAAGTTAAAGCGTGCTTCGGGGTCTGGACTGATGAGGTATTGGGCGAGTGTGAGAGCTGCGGCGTCGTTGTGTAAAAGCGAGTCTGTAATTGACTGTGTTTGCACAAGGTAAGCGGCTTGACTAACTAGGTCTTCTGCAACTTCTGGAGTGTTTTCTCCAACGCGTGCGACCGATGCGCGGTTTACGACCGTGTCCGCTTGGAAGGAGATGTCAATGGCGCTGTAGCCGATCTGCGTACCGTCGTCATGGAACTCGGCGACAGGGACTCCAAGCGTCTGTCCGATGCGCTTCTGGAAGGTGATAGTGCCTTCTCGATCCACAAAGATTCTGCCCTGCTCGGCTTCATTAATCTTGTTGGCATAACCTGCGACCGAGGTGCCGTTGGCGACCGTGTAGGCGGCTGCTCCGCCAAGGGTCGCCACGCCTGTCTCAATGCTCCGTGTGCCTGTGTAGGCGACTTCTGGCAGATCTAGCAGGTCATTAAAAC